GACGCGCCCGCGTCACCTTGCTGCGAAGCAACAAGCGACCCGACTACTGTAGTTGATGCAGCGTTAGCGCCTCGCTTGATCGTTGCGGACATGATCCAAGACTTTGTGTTGCCAGCGCCGGTGACGTTTGCAATTGCATATCCAAAAACATAGTACGCACTGTTGTTTGGCAGAATGAGCTGGTTGGTCGTGCTTGCGGCGGATGTATTGCTGCGGATAACAGTTGGCGTCGCGTCAGTTGTCTCGGCACCAAGCACCAGCAAACCAGCTTGCGAAAGCCCGCCTGGAACCGGCAGAATAGGGCCGTTACAGGCTGGAAATGCATGGTAGCCAATTACGCCTCGGGTTGACCCGTAAGCGCCGCCTGAAACCGTTGAAAACGCGCTGTTTGCAATATGCTCTCGGCCGCCCCCAATCGCAGAATAGTCGCCGCTGGCTACATTCAACCGACCGCCGGCGATAGTTGAGTGCGTCGCGCTGGCGGTGTTGTCAGCGCCACCGGCTACTGCCGAATAAAAACTGCTTGCAATATTGCCGCCGCCGCCACCAACTGTCGCGCCAGTCTGTGTCGCTTGGCACTGACTCCCACCCGAGACTGTGCTGTTTGTCCCAGACGAAATATTTGCGTATCCACCACCGATTACAGCAAGCGATCCACTCGCCACCTGTGTAGCACCAGTGCGAATGGTCTGCCAGTCAACCGCGTACGTCCCGCGCTTGTTGCCGCCAGCGGTTGTGCCGGTTGGCACTTGCGCAAGCAGCGCACCATTGCCTTTAGGCACCAGCGCCAAGTCTGAGTTTGCAGTTGGCGCTACAGGCGCCATCGACACTACGTTGACCGTAGCGTTGGGCGATGCTGACGACAGCGCAAACGTGACGTAAGGGCTGACCGACGGCGCAGGGGGCGTTGGGTCGTTCAGCGTGGCGACCAGCGTGCGGGTGTCGTAGTTGTCTGCCGTGATGACAACGCTGTACACACCGTTGGCCGCAAAGAACAGAAACTTGCCGTCAGCGCCCGTGACAATTGGATTGGCCTGCGGGCTAAGAAGGTCTTGGTTAACGATGTAAGGCGTGCCGTTGCTTGCCAGAACCGTCGTTGAGAGCAGAGCCTGATCGCCATACAGCGTAGCAAGCGTGCCGTCGTAGTTGTAGACGAATACCTGCGCACCCGCAATCGGGCGGTTGCCGGAATCCGTTACGACGTCATAGTAACTCTGCATCCTTGGCCTCCCGGCGACGACGCGGGCGCAGTTCGTTCACTGGCTCGGGCTGTGACTCACCGGGAGTATAGCGCGACCAGCCGTTTTGTTCATCATACTCCGCTTCCAGGTCAGAGATGGCAACCTTCTCGCCGTGGCGCGGGTGACGCAGATAGATGATGGGCATAAAAGTCGGGGGCCGAAGCCCCCGCCAGGTTAGTTGCCGGCCATCACAACCCAATTCGTGCCGTCTTCGCAAACCAAGATCGCCCATGCACCAGCAGTTGCCGCCAGAATGGCGGTAGCAGCCGTATTAGACGTACGCGGTTTGACGTTCGACGACGCCGAGATCAGGGTGTAAGTGCCCGACAGATTTTTGACAAACAGAACACGGCCAATCTGATCAGTGCCTGACGGCAGCGTCACAGTAACATTTGCCGCAGAGCCGTTGGCAATGACAAAGTTTTCAGTTTCACCTAACGTGAAGCTAGCAGTCTTAGTCACAGGCGCGTTCAGATCCAGTTGCGTGCCGCTCAGTTTGCCGGTCACCGCCACGCTTGCGCCGGTAATGGCTCCGGTCACCGCCACGCTTTCAAACTCGGGGTCGCTGTACGCGACACCGACAGCCTTGGTATTAGGCATGATCGATCCTTTCAAAAATGCGCGGCCCGAAGGCCGCGCGATGCGTCAGGCCACGCCAACAGGTTTGTTGTTCGCTGCCATGTGCTTGCTTCTTTACGCGATCTTGTAGACCGTGTACGCACCCTCGGCCGTTTTGAGGAACCGGAACGCGGCGCTGGAGGTAATCGCCACCGCCACAAACGCATTCCCGCCGTCGGTCAGACCCGTTGCCGTTGCAAGCGTGACAGTACCGGACGACGTTCCGGTGTTCACGATGAACAGATCAAACGTGCTGCCGATCGTTGCATTCGGCAGCGCCGCGTCGATCAGCGCAGCGGTCGGCAGCGTGTAGGTCGCAGCCGAGGTTGAGGGGTTCGCTACCAGCATACCGCCCAAGATCTGAGCAGCAGACAGGGTTGCGGTCGCAGTAGCGGTTTGCGGCGCGTCCGCATAACCCATCGTGGTTTCAGCGCGGTTTCCCGCGCCAAGCTGATAACCACCAGCACCATTAGGAAGAGCCATGATTGTATCCTTTCAAATTAAATAGAAACGAGGCTAGTAGATCCCTACTAGCCTCGTATTAGACGTTAGCCCCAGAGGCGTACGCCCATCTGCGGACGGATGACCGAGAAGCCGTAGAGCACGTCAATACGGCAGGGCAGACGGTCATTGTTGATGTCGTATTGACGAACAATACGCATCGAGATGCCGTTATGCACTTGGCGCGAGGCCATGTCTACGCCTTGCGGCATCAGCAGGTCAGCGGTCGCAAACGTGATCGCATCTTTGTGATAGACCAGGTTTTGCGGGTACTGAGTGCTGGCGCTACCCAAGAAGGTCACCACAGCGCTGGCTTGCGGGAACGCATCGATCGTCGCAAGCGCATGGCCGGAGGTGTACATCGCGGGGCTGACGCTGACGGTGTACGCGCCGCCGGTGGCGGTTGCGTCCGCAGTGGCCACGAACTGTTGCAGGCTGCCGGTCGACTCACGAGTCTGCGGGTTGACCGCAAAGACGTTGGCAACGGTGAACACGTCACCTTGCTTGATCGTCTGCGTGCCAGTGCCCGTGATCAGGATCGTGGTTGAGCCTTGAGCCGTCACAGCGCTGGTCACCGTGTGCGAACCCGTGCGGGTGCCGGTGGTGTGCTGCTTGATTGACTGCGACATGCTGACTTCTTCAAAGCCCAGCACACCCTCGCCCATCAGGCCATTCTTGAACTGACGGCTGATGGTGTTGGTGGGGTTGAACAGACCCTTCATGCCTTCGACGAGGCCAGCGTTTGCAGCCGGGTTGACGGTGGCATAGCGGGGAGCCATGACCGCAGCGGCTTCGTTCAGCTTCTGTTGGCCTTGCAGCAGCACCAAGCTGGTTCCGGGCGTGGTGCCTGGGGTGCCAACCGACTGGTAGATGCTCTTGAAGCTGTTGGCAACGTCAGCGTCGATGCTGGAGGCAAGCTGACTAATACGAGGCTTCAGCACACGCTCTGCGAAGTCATCGAGCTGCATGGTCAGCTCAGCGGTCGTGAAGTTCACGCCGATGTGCTTTTGGCTCGAAACAGTCAGAGTGGTGAACTGCTCGTTGTCGTCTTGAACTTGCAGCGCAGCACCGTCGGTCACCAGCGCGCGGTCCGGCAGACGGATACGCAACGTGGAGCCGATTTTTGCGCCTTGGACAGCAAAGCTGTCGTCGTACTGACGGTTAACCGTCCGGGTAATCACCAGGTTGTTCTCAAGGATTTCGAGAGCCTTCCGGGTGATCATGTCAATCGTAAGGATTGAGTTAGCCATAATCTATAAAACTCCTAATTTGAATTAACGTCCGTGTTTCGCTTCCCACGCCTTGACCTGTCGTTGCCGCTCGGCTGCGATCCAGTCGCTCGTGCTCATTGCTTTGATTGAGCGCGGGTCGGTGGTGTCGTAAGCCGGTGCGCCGGAGGCGCGTGCTGCAACAGGCTGAATAGGCGCCGGAGCGCTGGATGGTTTTTTGGTGGGCGGACTGGCGGCCACTTTGGCCTCAATCTTCCCAATCTCTTTGGCCTGCAAGAACGGCGATAGACGCGAGATACGATCAGCTTCTTTTGGATTGGACCCGAGAAAATACGCAATGTCGGGGCCGATCTCTGACGCCTGAATTGTTTGAGCCATCACGGTCGAGATTTTCAGACTCGGGTTGTAGGCGACTTGCTCGAAGTCGTCATACTTATCCCGTGCCTGCTCTTCCTTCTCGTGGTACGACTCAACCACTGCTGCTTGCTGACGCTCCAGTTCCCGTTGCTGGAGAAGCTGTTCGGCTTTCTGCGTGGCCAGTGCTTCGGCGTACGCTTCGACCGATTCAAACTTATCCTGCGATACAGGTTCTGCGGGCGCTGCTGGCGCCTTCGGACGCTCACGTTCCCAAGACCTACGCTCTCTTGCGAGACGCTTGCCAATCATCGAGTCCACTTCTTCTTGAGTGAACGTCTTGATTGTAGTTTGTTGCTCTTCCGCCGATACTGCTACAGGTTCAGGCGCGGGCGTCGCTACCTGTTCCGGCGCGGTTGGTTCCGCTACTACTTCAGTGTTTTCCATGATTACTCTGGCGAGTGCCTGGTGGACCGCACCAGTACGGTTTGAAACATTACGCAGCCCACGGCAGCGGTGGCGCTACCACGGGCGGATTCTTCTGCATTTCGATCTGTTGCAAGACTGCCGCTTCAGTAGCGTCCTTGTCAACCCCATTCGCCCAGATCCAGCCGAGCACTTGCTCTTGGGTCAGGCTGGCGTAAGGGGTAAAGGACTCAGGATCAGGAGAAGGCAGCGAGCAGGTCGCATAGACGGATGCTGAGTAGCCGTCTACGGTGTCCGAGCACTGCCAGTGAACGACGATGCAAACGTCAGACAGATCGCCTTCTGAGACTTTGCAGTCAAGACGGGAGATGTTCCAGTTCATTATTTGGCCTCCAGTTGGGCTTTGAGGCTGTCAACCTCGGCCTTGAGTTCTTGAATGGCTTTGACCATCACAGGGATCAGGTCAGCGCGAACCGACTTGTACGGTTCTTCGCCTTCTGGCGCAGGGTCACGCCATGTGTCAATCATGTCAGGAAACACCTGCTCAAACTCTTGAGCGATCCATCCACGGTCGCCCTTGATGTTCTTGCCCTTACCTTCTTTCCAGTCAAACTTGCGCGGTTTGAGCGCCATGATCTTGTCAAGGCCGACATCGAGGTCTTGGATGTTTTCCTTAAACCGCACATCAGAGATAGCGCTGATGGTGGTATTGACGGCGCTGATGACGCCGGTTGTGGTCACATAGAAGCGATACGAACCTGTTGCGGTCGAGTAAATGTCCCAGCATGACGCACTGGCGCTATTGGAATCAGTAACAACAGTGGGGTCCCAATGCCCACTAACAAGACTTCCAAGAACCTTGAATCCAGCGCTTGAATTTGTTGCCGTAGTTGCCGACCCGACCAACAAATCCCCACCGCTGGTGATACGGGCGCGTTCAACAACACCCGTAGCTTGTGCGTTTGTTCCAAATGCTAAATAGCCGTCATAGTTTCCGGCTGTGCCGTTTGCTTTGCGGCCAACAATTGAAGCATACTGGGCAATTTGAGTGCTGTTGTAAAAGCCTCCTAGACTAATACCACCACCCAAGTCAATCGCCGCAGATGTGTCTGTGCTAAATGCTTGTATGGTTTGGTAGTTGCCCATAGTCGCACTTGCGGCACGGGCATCAATTCTTGATAAAGCACTAGTCGTCCCCACCCCCAAATTCCCACTAGCATCCAGCGTCATTGCTTGGGTGAAGGAGACGGGATCGTTTGCGGTGCCGGAGGGGGCGGTGTACCACTTGTGAAACGCCGATCCGTTACTAATATCGCCAAGTTCGTAACGAGTGGCTCCCCAACCAGATAACTTGTATAGCCAATTAGTGCCGTTGTAATTGCAATTTGAAGATAACGCTGTTTGAAGGTAAACCTTATCAAACGATAATGCGCCCCCATAGGAGCCTTCAAGAGCTGTGCGGTCTACCCAAGCACTAGGCGTCACCCCCAGACCGAGGTTGCCGGAGGAGTCGAGGGTCATGTGAGTAGTGCCAACCGAACTGTCGCGGAAGCTCAGTGACCCAGCAGCCCCGAGAGCTGAACCTGTTGCGTTAGACACCAACGACCAGTTTTTACCGCCAGCCGAGGTTGCCTGAATCTGTACGATTCCATATCCTTGGGCACTACCTTCGACTGCAATTACCGATGCGCCAGCAGCAGTCGCCTTAATTGCTCCTACAACCTCCAACTTTGAGGTCGGTGCATTCGTCCCAATCCCAACATCCCCCGCCGCAGTAACCACAAACGGCGTCGCGTCCGGGTTGGAGCTGTCCTCCACCAGAATGGAATCGCCAGTACCCGTTTGCGTGATCCTGAGTGCTGGAGTGGTGGCGTTCACCACCATGACATAGCTGTCGCCTGCTTGTGCGGCTTGGATCTGCGGGACAACTGTATTGAGCAAAAGCGCTTCGTAAACAGCCATGATTTACCTCAAATTGGGTTGTACTCTGTGCCATTGCTGGTCAGCACAGTTTCGACGACATAGTAAGCTGTGCCATTGCTTGCCAACACAACTTCATCCACTACATACGCCGTGCCATCACTGGTCAATACCGTCCACGGCGGGCCTGGGTTGGGCGACGCAAAGTCCGTCGCCAACGTAGCGACGGTCCCGAGCCCCAGGCTCAGGCCATTTCGGACGGGTATGCCAAAGCTCATCGGATGTTGATGGGTTTAGCGTAGACTGTGCCAGCGCTGCCAATCTGGATTGCGCTAACCCGCCACGGAGCACCCGTACCCTGCGGCACGATAAACGGAATTGGCGTATTGGCAGGAATTGGCGTCGAGCTGGTAGTCGCAGTCACACCTTCGCCTATTACGACGTAGGCGGCAGTCGTTGACCAGACCACCACGCCTTGCGGGCCTGACGGCCAGGCGGTCGTTGACCCCGCTGTGCCCGTGTAAGACGCCGTATAGGCGGGATAATTGGCATCAGCAAGAGGATT